GTGGCGTTGCGGACCTTCCAAGCTTCCAGGTTCTTGGAGATCTCATTGTTGGTGGCCAAAGGTCCGGTAATGGACGTGAGCAGTTTGCCAATCAAATCGCCGCCGGCAGACACACCTGCCGCCGCAACGAGGGGGGCAAGGGCTGCACACGGCATATCATCATAAAACATGAACTGGTCCTCCGGCTCAAGGGGCGAGTGCAGGTAGCCGTACTTGCCATTTGCCCCAACATAGACGGAAGCGTCCGCATAGGTAACGACTCGGCTGTTGAACGCGGCCGATGCGCTCTTCGGGATCATAGGCCAAGTCTCCCCCGTCAATTCGTGCTCCTGAAGGCCATTGGCGATGTTGAGGCGGAGGCTGCCATGCCGTGGGACGTCGCTCTGGTTGATAAACACGCCATAACGATTGCGGAAAACAGTGGCGATATAGTCGCCACCACGCCCTTTTATCGTGGTGATGATAGAGCCAGTTGGCTTACCAGCAATCCTGAGCGCGTGGCTAGCCGCATTCATGTCGCGGGTGTGTGAAGTGCCTGCGACAATGGTCGTACCGCGCTGTCCCGATGCAACAGACGGCATTATGTTGGAGGCATCTACCATCCGGCATGAGAAGAAGGCGCTGGGCACGGCACGGCCACTGACACTAGATCGGTTACACAGTGGTATGTTGGTGACCTTGATGGTGAACATGGACTCCGCCCAAAAGGAGAGGCGGTTGACGAACCCCTGGATGTTGGTAAAGTTGTACTTAAGATCGGCATCAACTACAAGGTCGCTGGCCACCACAGGCAAACCGCCGAAAGTTCTTCCCTGGCGGTAACCCTCCACATACGCAAAGTACGTAATTGGGGTGGCATTGGTCTTGATGAAATTGATGTATCCCTTACTCGCAAAAACTGTCCGATCAGCGTCTAGCACAACATTCGTGTAGTTAATGGAGAAAGCTCCATTCGCGGCCGAATCCCGTCCACTGCGCCAACCACGGGCCGCAACACCGAGCGCATTGTCGGTGTACTTGAAGCCATTATTGCCGTCCACATACCCGTCTGGGTAACGGATCGAGTTCTGGCGAATAAGGACGAACGGGTCATTGAGCGATGAGATCTGTTCAGTACTAAAAGCGTTGCCGCCAGAGACGAAGGTGGTTTGTGCGGCTTCAATACCGGGGTACGGTACTGCGTGGATATTGCGATTGTAGGCAGTGTTGTCAAGCCAATCCTGCATGATCTCGCCTGACATTGACCAGTCCATACGGTCACAACACATCCCATCCACCGCAAGGACGGAAGTGGGCTCATCCAGCCCAAGGTCGAGGTAGTTCTTGGTCGACAACAAATCGTTGGTTGGACTAATAAGATACCATGGGATGTCGTAGATGGTACCCTCAACAAGGCTGGCCAGCACGCGGAGCTGTATCTGGACATTGGCGTCAGTCGTGTTCTGGATCCGGGTCGCGGTCATAACAACCACGCGACCGAAATTCTTATACGGTCCATTACGCCATACACCAGTCTGTGGAGTGGCTCCAACAGTGGGGCTCAGGTCAATGTAGT